TGATTTACGTGAAGATGGTACCCAAATAATTAAAAATGATGGATATGTTGAATTACAATATGCAATAAAAAACATACCTGATAAATTTAAAGATACGTTTATTTTTGCAGAAACGTTTTCTTCTAGCACACTTCTTCCAACAGTTTCAATAACAGGATACTCTTATTTAGTAATTGAAAATAACGAAGATGTTGGAACTTTTTATATTTGGAATGGAGAAACAAATGAATATGAAACATTTGTCCCTTCTTATGGCTGGATATTAGGAAATGAAGAAATAAATAATAAAACAACTTTTGTAAAAGATCTTACAAATCCTTCATATTTTAAAGAAGGAACTAACGGAAATACAGTTTATAGAGAGTTTCAAAACATTCGTGGAATAAGGATAGCAGTAGAAAGAATGAATAAATTTGAATCTACTTTTGATTTAATTGAAATGTCTCCAAGATTAGTAGTAGATATTTCTGATAAGGTTATTGAGTATAGTGTTAAAAAAATTCTTTCAGATCTTGGAAACTCTGCGTTACCAGTCGGACAACTACTTGCATCAACTGGATCTCTATCTTTATTTGATGACGACCAAGCATTTAATGATAATAATTCTACAAGTATAGTAAAAGATTATATTCGTAAAAATATTAAGTTTAATTTTTATGAAAAAATATTAAACGTAGAAGGTTTTGACTATTGGGTTCCAATTAAAACTTTATATTCAGATGGCTTTCCACAGGCAGACGTAACCGCTGGAACATTACAACTGCAATTGAGAGATTTTTATTTTTTCTTAGAATCAATGCCTGCACCAAGAATGCTTACAACTGAAACATCACTTAGTTATGCAATTAGTTTGCTTCTTGACTATGTTGGCTTTAGTAATTATGCTTTTTACAGAGAGGAAAATGAGCCAGAACCAATTATTCCATTTTTCTTTATTGCTCCAGATCAAACTGTTGCAGAAGTTTTAAATCAATTAGCAGTATCAACACAAAGTGCAATGTTTTTTGATGAGTATAATAATTTTATTGTAATGAGTAAAAATTATATGCTTCCAGCATCCAGAGAAGCAAGTATAGTTTTGTCTGGTTCTAGTAATCAATCACAAGATGGCATTATTGAAAATCAAACGTCTGGAACTCTACCAAATATTATTTCTATTGCATCAAAAGATAAAAAGGTTTATAACAATGGAAAAATAAATTATACATCTAGATATATACAAAGATCTTACGGCTCTATCCGTCAATCAAGCATGATAGATAAAGAAAAAACTTGGATTTATAAACCATCTCTTCTATGGGAAGTTTCTGGAACTGATTCAACAAAAACAATAAACCAAATTGCATCAAAACAAGGTAAATATATTCTAGGTGCAATGCCACTTAACTCAGATTTACCTGCTGTTGCTCCGACAGTTGTAAATCATGCTGTTATAAATAATATTATTGACTTAGGTGAAAATGTTTATTGGCTTACACGATACCAAGGATATTTTTATTCTAACGGAGAAATTATTAAATACGATGCAGCAGAATTTAATGTTTCTGGTATTGGAAATGTTTGGATTTCAAGCAATCAAGATTATCAGAATTACTTTAAATCTATTCCATTTAATGGAAAAATATACCCAACAGGACTAATTCGGGTATATTCAGTCCCCTACTATGAAACAATTGATGGAATAACTCGTTTACAGAATGGAGTAGTATCCGAACATGGTCGTGGACAGTTTGGAACAGAAATTACAGAACACACATCTGGTATTAGTTCATACTGGTCAAATAATGATTATGTAAAAGGTTGTGAAATGCAATCTCAATACTTATTTACAACATCTTTGTTAGAAGACATATCTTTGCCAGCAACAAGTATTGGTTCTGCAGGAATAAATAATACAAAGGCTAGACAAGCATCAAGAGGTGGAACAATAAAAAACTTTATGTCATCAAGCCATATAACAGAAACCACAGTAAACAGCAACATATCAACACAATCTGGAACTATACAGTCTTCAGCCTTAGTGATAAATGGTCCATCTTTTACAACAACAGAAACCCCAATAAATCTTGTTTCATATGTTTATAAAGAATTAAATAATTCATATAAACATTTTGGAACAAGAATAAGGGTTATTGGAAAAATAGAAAATAATGAAAACAGAGGTCAAACACCAACTGGAAGTACAACATATTACCAGGTTCCTGGAGTGCAACCAGATCAAAATGTAAGCATTGGTGGTGGGTCAGGTGGATTAGCGGTGCTTCTTAATCCAGAAACAAATAATGGATATTACTTTGAAATTGTTGCATTAACAGAAGAAAATATAAACTCTTACCTAAAATTAGATAATCAAGGTAAATCCAATATATCTATTAATAATATTGTATTTTATAAAATCAAAAAAGACTCATCTAATAATAACGCAATTCCAGTAAAACTTTGGGGAGGCCTATCAAAAATTATTGTTGATGATGGAAGATTCACTGGCCAATACAGAACAACTGGAGAGCAAAACCCAACAGTATATGATTTAGCAGTAGAGTATGAAGATATTGGAAAAACAAGAAGATTTTATTTATATATTAATAATAAATTAATAAAAGTTGTTGACGATACAGATCCACTTCCAACATATAATAATATTGCAACTTTCGTTCGTGGATCATCTAGATGTATGTTTGAAAATATTTATGCTCTTTCAGAAAACTATTCTCAAAATACAGTCTTTACAGTAGGAGAAACAACTTCTTCTGCTTTTGGAGATAAAGAGATAGATGCCAATGAGTCATTTAGAAAATATGGAATGAGCGGAATAGTTAAATCAACTTATCTATCTGGAATCAGTTCTCAACAACCACCAAAATATAATATGTACTTTGAAGAATTTGGTTCAATTATGAGGGAGTGTGCTTATTTTGATATAAAATATGATCGTGCATATCCTGCTCTTTATGCTCAACTGTCACCAACATTTAATAGAATTAAAGGATATACAACGTCTGGATTTTATGCAGACTCTTATGGTGCAGAATTTTTAATATTTAACTCTACGGACACAGCACTAAATCTTGACGAGACTACTGGAAATTATTTAAGAATTCAGGGAATAACATTTACACAAGATACAACCCATGAATTAACAGTTGATGATTATTTTAAGAAAAAGGGAAATCTTTCAAGTCCTGAACTTACTGGGTCATCATTAATTACATCTAGTTTAGTCTTAAAAGAAAAATTTGATAAAATTAAACTAAGCAGAATGATATATGGAAATAATGAGTTTACATTGCAAACACCATATATACAAACACAAGACGATGCAGAAAGTTTAATGGGTTGGCTAACAGATAAACTAATGGAGCCTAAAAAGGCTATTGGAATAAAAATATTTGCAAATCCAATAATTCAATTAGGAGATATAGTAAACATTGACTATAAAAATATTGATAATATTGATTTGGTTACAGCAAACGATACAAAGTTTATTGTATATAATATTGAATACTCAAGAAGACTTACAGGTCCAGATATGACTGTTTATTTGGTGGAGGTATAAGATGGCTAGCAACTCTGCAGAAAGAGCATTTGATAAAGCAATGGCAGCAATAGATAAAGTTTTAGCCAATCCAAAAGCAACACAAAAACAAATTGTTGCAGCAATGGATAAACTTAATGTTGCAACTGATAAATATGCAAACTCACTTTTAAATAATAAAGGAACTTCATCAAATGCTGGTTCCCCACCACCTGATGTTCCAGATACGTTTATTCCAACAGGACAACCAGTAGTTTTTTCTGGATCAAATTTAACTGCAACTCCACCGTCACCAGAACCAGAGCCAATAATAGTCCAGCAAGTACCAGTAAAAACGGCAACACCTGATATTGTATTGTTTGACGATAGCACACTGCCAATAGAAGTAATGTCAGATCTTATTTTTGAAGATATTGGTGGGCAAGAGTTAATTAGCATTGTAAGATCTGATATTGTTAATGGACAAAAAATATCTTATCAACCAATTAAAAATCTATCATCAATTCAACAACAGTATAATCCAAATAACATATTAGGCCTACAACAGACTGCAAATAGATTTTTTGCTGGATTTTCAATTAAACTAGAAGATAGGATTCCTGAAATTGGCAATGGGCTAAATGGTGAAAATGTTTATTTTGATGAAACAACTGGAGATCTTATTATTGAGTTTGTTAATTTAAGCAATGATGAGCAAATAGAGACTCAAATAACAGTAAATGGTACAATATATGAAGCGAATCTTGGAGACTATACGTCATGATAACTAATACTGGTAAGACAATTATTGCTAAATACCTGCTTGGTCAGGCACCAGCATATGCATCCTATATTGCAATAGGTTGTGGAGCAACACCGCTTACAACTGGAAATGATCTTGGAGATTATTCAACAAAAACCAATTTAGATTTTGAAATGTTCCGTGTACCTATTTCTTCAAGGGGATTTGTAAACGAAGGTGGACTAGATAAAATTGTATTAACAGCAGAACTACCAACAGAAGAAAGATATGAAATCTCTGAAGTAGGAATATACTCTGCTGGATCAAATCCTTCTGCTGGTGCATTTGATAGCAAAACAGTATTTGCTTTTACACAAACAGAAAATTGGCAACACCATACGCCATCAGCAGCAGTTGCAATTGATACATTTTCTGCAGCACTTGATCAACCAGAATACGATAATATTATTGCTGTTACAGATTCAGTATTTCAAACAAGTTCAGACAATCCAATATTTTTTAAATCTCCAAGAGTTGAAAGATATGAAAGACCAAGATTTTTAAATAATATAATAATGATTCAAGGCGACGATGCCGATATTTCAATTAGCGAAGAAAGTGGGGCAGCCCAAGATCATTTTGTAATAGAGCCAGGATCAAGCCATATTCACCTAACTGGTGCCAGTGTTGATTTTACAAGAAACTCTCCAACAGATGAACTAAGGCTAGCATTTTCTGTAGTTAATAAAGATGCAACATCTAATGACATACCAGAAAGAGTCAGAGTTCTTGTTGAGTTTGCATCAACAGAAACAGAAACTGCAGAATATGCCAGGTTTGAGGCTGAAGTTGTAAATGACAGCAGCGGTGGAGCCTATGATTTTGATACAGAAAGATATTTTGTAGTAACTAAACAACTTCAAGATTTATATACATCTGCTAACTTTACGTGGAATGCTGTTACAGTTGTTAAAATTTATGCATCTGTTCTTGCAGAAGAAAGCGGACCAATAGGGATTCCATCTCCAAATTATTATGTTGCTTTAGATGCCTTAAGATTAGAAAATGTTGCAACATTAAATCCACTTTATGGATTAACTGGATATTCAATTATACAAACTCAAGATGCATCAACAATTGTTAAAAATCCAAACACTAGTAACTACATTGAATTTAGATTTTCTGTGGATGTGTCTGGCGGAGTAACATCATAATGGCTGATGCAAGCATAAAAAAAGCAATTATTAAAAAAGCATTACTTCCAGCAATTGATTCTAACAATATTGGATATGTTTTTAGATATAGAGTTGTATCAGAAGATAAAAACAGAACATCTCAGTGGTCCCCAATAAATATAGTTGAAGATGACTCAATTACTTCAGTTAATGGTGCATTGCAAATATCTCAAACAATAACAACCGCTGTATGGGATGATGAATTAAATAGACCAAAATATGATATATTTGTTGGTTTTGATAATACAACACCAATATATCACGGAACATCACCAATACATACATATTCATTTTTAAATACTGGTACTACAAATGTTCGTGTTATTATTCAGGTTGAGGGATCACAAAAAACACTAAACGAAAGTCTTGAAATATATGACTCAGGAATAGAATTATTGGTATAATGAAAATAGGAGGAAATTAATGGCTAAGGTACCACTACCAGAAAGAGGGCAGCCTCTTGATGTTACATATTTATATTCACTTGTTGAGGCTGTAAATGATTTGTCTACACAGGTTTCATCGGCAACCTATAACTACACAACAGTAGATACAGTAAGTGCTGGCGCACAAAATGTTAAAACATCTGAAACTAGAATAATTGGTGGTTATGTTGAGGTTGCAAATAACTCAACCGTTTCTGCTGGAAACGAAAAAACATTCACATATGATTTTAGTGATTTTAAATACTCTCCAATAGTTTCAGCAACAGCAGTTAATATTGGACAAACACCTGCAGGACAAAATGTAAATGTTATTCTAAAAACTGTAACAACTTCAAGAATTGAAGGTGTTGTAAGGTTTGGAACTTCTGGAGATTTATCACTAGCAGTACATTTAGTTATTGTTGGAATTCCAAACTAAGGATAAAAATTAATAATGCTTAATTGCAAAAAATGCAATGGCAGACTATTTATTGATAGACAATATAGTGGTTTGCAACATATGGAAACTTATTGTATGGTCTGTGGATCAAGAACTTTTTATCATCCACCGACAGAAAGCGAAGAAGGCAGATGGTTACTGGCAAAGGAATTATTCAGAGCGAAACGTACAATAACTCAACTGTAATCAAGGGTAATCAAAAAATATGGTTCCTTAATGGTGATCTTGTTAGACTTCATCATAGTTCAAGATCTACTGGTTTAGTTTCTGTTTATAATATTACTAAAGATAGACTTGAAACATGTCTTCGTATAGATTTTAGAAAAAATAGAGAACGTGCATATACTGTGGCAGAGACTGCTAAGTTAATTAATCGTCATAGAAAATATATGCCTAAATTAATTAAGACTGGAATGATTCCACCACCAG